GCACCCCGCGTCCACCATTCCTCTTCAACATCGTGGATGACTAAGTCCCCGAGGTGTTGAGGGCCCCTGCACTTTCGGATCTGCTCTGGTATGAAGGTTAAGACCTTACGCCAGACTGGAAGCATAAGCTTCCAACGCGCGTCAGTGTCCGAGCAAGCTCGGAGCACGTTGGCGAGTGCGATCCATTGTTGTGGTTCATCAGGCACTTTCTCGAGCTTGACGGTCCTCACGGACCTTCCGCTAAAGTAGTCGCCACCACAACTCTCCCTGAAGGGTCCTTCCCAGAAGGACTTCTTCTCGTTGGGGGTGTGTCCGAAAAACCGGAGAGCTGCGAGCACGCTTCTTGCGTGCTCAGATGGGACGATCAAATCGTCTCCATAACAGCTCACACGATCAGGATCACCCCCTTCCCCTTCCACGACGGTTCGTGCGAGCGTGCAAAAGAGCACAGTCTCAAGCTCAAACGTGAAGCCATTTCCCATAGAGGAAAACTTCTCAAGCCGAACCCACTTGCCGTCAATACGTGTAAAAGGAGCTCGAAGGGAGGACAAGCGGTCAAACCACAGAGGAGGACAAACTAGCCGGATCACATTGGTTGCCCAATGGTCACTGGCATTGCTCATATCCAAAGTGGCGGATCTACCAGTTAGGCTCGCGTATTTCGCTAGCTTCTGGTGGACCTCCTGGCCGACACGCAAGTCAATACCCAACCTCGGTAATACCGAGGTGCGGAGGAACCGACCGTGGTCAAGCTGGTAAGCAACAGAGATGCTTGCTTCCTTAGCGCAGCCACGATTCTTCGTTCCGTCCTTTGGGACGGTGAAGTAGAGGTTCCCTCGCACGGTACTTGGGATATTACGTCCGTTCGCTCTCATAGAGCGCGACCATGACGTAAGGTAAAATTCCCCGGAGTGGGAAACCGTACCTTTGTACCATTGAGGAGCGTTGGACATCTTGTCCGGTATTGTTGATAACACCGATTTGTCGCCATAAGTGGCGCCACCGCTAAAGCGGGGCGTGAGCTGAACAGGTGGTTTTCCCATCACACGGCTTACTTCTTTACGCCACCGACTGATGAAGTCGAGGACGGGTATATCCTGTGGGTCGAAAGGACCGTTATGGATGTACCGGGTCATACGTGAGTTGGTAGACGCGCACTGGGTTTCTGAAGCCCAGAACTGTGCTTTTGCCACTGCTTCCTTATCTACGTCCGTCGGAAGTTCGCACTTCCTAAGGAGATCGAGACACATGGCATCGCGCCAGTAATTCTCAGAATCAACGTAGCTTGAGGGACTACACCGGAGCTTTTGAAGCTCTTCCCATCTCTGCTGCTCTGCAAGTCGCAAGACTTTCATTGCAAACGGAGTGGCGACGCGCCAGCACATGGTGCGGAC